AAAAAATATACAAAAGAATATAAAAAAATATTTGCATCGTATTAATTTTCTGTTGTATCTTTGTAACGTAAAATTTAATCAATCACACTTTAAAAAAGGAGAAAAAATGAAAAAGTACAGATTGACGGATGAGACGATTAAGTTCAATGGAAGAACTCTATACAGAATCCAAGCATTACGCTCATTCACATTCAGCGACGTAAAAGAAGGAGACTTAGGTGGCTTCGTAGAATCTGAACATAACCTATCGCATAAGGGTGACTGTTGGATTTATGATAATGCTAAAATTTATGACAATGCTATTGTTCGTGGCAATGCTAAATTCCGTGACAATGCCCAAGCCTGTGAGGAGGCTATTGTAACTGGCAATGCTATTGTATGTGATTATGCCTTAGTCCGTGGCAATGCTTGCGTAAGTGGTTATGCTATCGTAATTCACAATGCCCAAGTCCGTGGAAATGTAACCGGCAATGCTAAAATAACTAACATGGCTTACGTAGGTGATGATGCGATTGTAACTGACACTGCCTTAGTAAAAGGCAGTGCTAAAATAACTAACATGGCTCAAGTTCGTGACAATGCTTGCGTAGCTGAAGATGCTTATGTAACTGACAATGCTTATGTAACTGACAATGCTTGCGTATGTGGCAATGCTAAAGTAAGTCGCAATGCCCAAGTCCGTGAGGAGGCTTACGTAAGTGGCAATGTTATTGTAACCGGCAATGCTAAAATAACTGGCAATGCTTACGTAAGTGACAATGCTCAAGTTCGTGAGGATGCTTACGTAAGTGGCGATGCCCAAGTTTGCGATTATGTTATTCTAACTGACAATGCCTACATAAGTGGCAATGCGATAATAAAAGGCAATGCGATAATAAAAGGCAAAGTTCTGACAACAGAAGATTATCAAGTATTGGGGCCTTATGGCGATAGCAATCGATACGTTACCATTAATTACTTAGAAAAAACAATAGCAGCAGGATGTTTCTACGGTAATCTTGAAGAATTTAAAAAATTGGTGGATAAAAAATACAAAGGGCAAGGAAATTATTATGAACTTATAGAATTCCTAAAAACAAAAGGATTCAATGAAACCTGTAAGGATACAAAGAAGTAGGCAATATAAGCAAGTATCTCCGAATGGATTGCCAATTGTCTATGTAGGGCGGGGCAGTAGATGGGGCAATCCATTCAGAATTGTAAAGTGCAAAAACAAAAAATGGCGCATAGAAACAGATGGCAGCGATACATGTAAAGAGTTGTTTATCAAGCATTGTCGTTATTTTTATGAGACAAGAGACGAAGCGGCTATTGATGCAATTGAATGCTATCGAAGGTGGTTAGCGATTGTAAAAATTGACATACAACACCTAAAAGGTAGAAATCTTAGCTGCTGGTGTAGGCTTAAAGAAAAATGCCACGCTGATTTATTGATTCAATTATCCAATCAATAATAATCAATAGTATAGAAGTCACTACTATTGATAAACTCCTTAGGCTTAACCATTTGCCAATTTGGGTAGTCATGGACATATGCGGCGAACTCGTAGCAGTAGAACCTTGACCCAGCCTTATCACCCTTATATCCAAACCACCGACCGAATATCGCATACAACAACTGGAACCATAGCAGACCGGCGAAGTCATACTTAGTACCTACTGCATTCTTAGCCCGATGTTTAACCCAAGATGATTCCTTTTTTGGTCTCCTAATCATTATGTCTCTATTATGTATCCGTAACCATAACGGTCTAACAACTATGCCTTCTTTTACAGCCTCGTATATGTATGTTTGTCCATTGTCTTCTACAACAACTACACCCACATGGTTGTGCGTAATCCCAGCTATCCATTGTATAAGCTTAGCAAGCCATGTCATTGGATTCCATGTCAATTTATCACGGAAGAAGACAAGATCACCTGTCTTTGGACTAGTAATTTCCATCTACTAATATAGCATTAAACTCAGCAATAACATCAGCCATTGTCTTATTAGGGTTGGTTGGGCAACTAACAGGGTAACCTGATGTAGGTAGGAAGTCATTCACATAGTCTATGATTCCGTATCTTGTATCGTCTGCTTGTGATTCATATCCTAATATGTAGTTAGTTGCGAGATTAGCTCCTTGCCAATCATCATTAGACCAGCATAATACATCATGCTGGATGTTATACATGATAGTATGAATAGAGAAATTATTAAGAGCTACCAACCTGCAAGCTTCCCACCGCATAGTCCTTGCTATCTTAGAATTGCTGTCGAAGTATAAGCATGCACTACTGATGGCTTCTACTGAGCCTAAAGTAGATAACATATAAGCAGGGTTGATTTTGTTCGGCAAAAATTGGCAAAGCCAATACTTATCGCTGTCGCTAAATAAGTCCCACTCTTGTGGTGTCCATTGTGTTATGTTTGGATTCCCTGTAATCTCAATAGCTTTATTGATAATTGCAGTCCGAATCTTCTTCCAATCGGAAACCCAGCTTGTCCTAATCCTACCTGGACATACCTCAGCCATGTTAGTTATTGTAGTTACATCTATTGAGCCGTCTGGTATAGATGTACATGGGAACATGCCCAACTGTTCATTGTATGCGATTAAGTTCATTGTATTGCGTAAGAAAGTCTATCAGTCTGTAAAACCCAAACATTATTGCTGCCAGCATTCGTAACTGTTAATTGCGCATTTGTGGCCGGGCAGTTGCCAGCTGGCGTGTAGTTAAGTGTAGATACTAACACGTTATTGATATACAGCTTCATAGTCACATTTGTTCCATCGTAATGGAAGTTAAGCTCAACATCATACCAGGTGTTAAGCGAGATAGGGACGTTAGACCCTGATATTGTTGTATTAACAAATGAATCTCTGAAGCCAAGACGTATATTATTTTGTACTATTTCCGCAAAAAACCCACCTGTTATAGTAATACCAGGCTCCTGTATGAACCCAAAATAACAAGAACCAAGACTACTCCATGTAGTTATCGCAAATGAGCACCTGACAATGTATGTAGCCGAAGGAACACCTACTACTGTGGACACGTTGAAATAGCTGCCAGATACGTTAGGGGTTGCAAGCCTTGTTCTATTGCCACTGATGTTGGGCATTACTATAATAGGGGGTCTATTAGCAACACCAGGTGTAAGCATAGCCACAAGATTAGAATTCCTATACAATGGCGTCCCTACAAGATTATTAGCATTGCTACCACCGCCAGACAGCTGGAACCCTCCACCGAAAGTGAATACAACCTCGTTTTTTATGTTCTTGATATTGTCGGATGGCAAAGTAGAATATATCCAATTAGTCCCATTCCATTGTATAATCTGCCCAATATCAGTACCATCGATGAGCTTAATAGGATTTAATAGCGTGCCGTTACCTGTTAGTGGAGATACAACCGACACAATTGTATCCCCAAAGTCAAAAAAATTGTTGTTCAGATACGATGCTACTTCGGTGGCATTTGTTAATCCAAGCGACAATGGCGTGTTACCGTTGATGCTGCTGATGTCAGAATATGGGATAATAATAGACATCCCTGTACTATCTATTACTAAGATAGCATCCAATGCAGCTGTTATCGGATTGCTTATGACAGTTGCCTTAGTCATTCCCGCATTGAACTGCCTATTCCTGTTAGGGTTCTGGGTGCCATCGCTTATGAATGTATCAGACCCTGTATTAGTTATTGTTATCATTTTTTATGTTTTGTGGGTTGAAATTACCGTTTTCGTCGAAATCCTCAAACCTTTTAGTTATAAACTTAGGAAAGATAGGATACCCAAGCTTGCCGCACTTTTCGTTGATGGACATAACTTCTCTTATCACAAAGTAAGCGTATAATGTAGCATCCATCCACGGGAGAATAGATGCAAGTACTGTATTAGGTTCTCCATGCACTGTATGGTGTGTTATGTTGTGTATAGTTGCGAGACTAAGTCCATAGACAATAACCTTTACACCTAATCCACCCATTTTTTTAGATGACAATTCTTTTGTTTTATAGGCATACAAAGTTCCTAAAGCGGTATCAATACCCACAAGCAGAACCATTGTTGCGGCGAATTGCCAATCGTCCCAGATATATTTTTCGAAAAATCGCACAAAAGGCGCAAAAATTATCAAAGGAACTATTAAAGATAGTATTTTGATTTTCATATTTCATACGAAAAATTTTGTTTGTTGAAATTCTTTGCACGTTGCGCATCCTGACATGTCTATTGTCATAACAACAGATTCAAGTTCTTCTCGTAGCTTATCCATGTAATTGTTGTATGCTTGTTGCGCTTCTTCAGGCTTGAATAACGTTGCTTTGTTGCTTTTTTTGCTACTGGCTTGTTCTTCTTTAAGCGCAGCGCCAAAGGCATAGACATAAGCGTTCATAAGCATGTCCGAATTAGCGCAAATAATATCCTCAATCATGCACATGAATGACACATCCACGCCTAATCCATAATGTTCGCCTGATAACTGCATGGTATCTATATTAGGCGTAACGTTTGTTTTCCCTCCTTTAATAGAAAAACCACAACACCCACAACCTTCTGTCTTGAACGCTATTGACGCACTACCATCATAGCAGATGAATAGGTTATCGGAATTGAATGCTTTTTGTACGCTTATTGTATTCTTGCCATTAATAACGCTAACTACTTGAGAATGAATAAGAACGCTCATATCAGCGTCCCAAAATTCAAACGTTACGTTCCCAGATATATTCGAGTAGAAAAAAAGCCTCTTAACAATAGTTGATAGTTTTTTTGAACAGTTATTGATAACAATTCCCTGCTTACCAGCAGAAACAGGGCACAAAGCAACGGGCTTGCTTAGACTGTCGGATTGACAGCCAGCTCTTACCATATTATATCTACTATATAAAATGGACTTGAACTCAGACGTGAACAATAGCCACGCTTGCGCATGGATGCCGTCTATAAGATGCTGCACGGTAGGCTCGTCTGACTTCTGCAGCTGGTGCAAGTAATCGACATCAACTCCAGATAAAGAATTGATAGCGAACGAATTAGTAATACTACCTCCGCACAAATTCAACTGCAGAAGTTCAGCGAGACAGTTCATATTAGATAGCTACAGCAGTGAAGTGGAACACTCCATTTACATCTTCTAATACATCACCAGTGGCATAAGCTGTGCCAGGTAATAAGCCCCAAAGGGCATAAGCAACTCCCATATTGAAGGTAATTTTTTCTGTACAACCTTCTTCACGAACAGCGAAATCCCATTCTAATCCTGGTACTCTTACATCAGCCACAGTGCCAAGCGTAACACCATCCCCCCAAGTCTTAGCCCTTGCGCCCGTCCATTCGTTGCGTGTGAACATCTTGAGAGCACCTGGAGAATAAACGATGAAGTCCTCAGTAGTAGAAGCTCCGTTAGCCGTGTCTGGGATAGCTTGGTCAGCGTAATAGTGCATCATGAATGTGCCAGCTCGTCTATTAGGATCAAGGGTCACCATATCACCAGCACCAGATCCAACAGTGTTGCAGCAGTAATTAGTCATCGAGCTCAATGCAATCTCTACATTATTGAAGCCAACAATAATTGGCATGCCACTTTGTTGTGCTTTTTTGTACTCGAAGTTGATTCTGCCAAACCCTCCTTGCACAAGAGAACCATTAGCAGCTGTTACGATGTTGACAGCCAATGGCGAAGCAGATTGGTTAGGAGCGGCGAATCCACCGACGAAGCTTGCGTACAACTCTTGTACCAACCCAATGTTCATCTTATGTCTGAGGCGATTCTGACACTCGATGAACGAGTTAATGTTGTGATAGGTAAACGGCATGCTTGATATAAGTGCCATCAATGCAGGCGCAGAAGCTCTTACTCTGTTAAGGTCTGCTGGTGTTGATACAGGCGGCTGGTTAAGCCCAGCGAATACGTTATTAACGTTGTTAATCGCCGTTGCTATCTCTTCGCAGAATTTTGCATATTCGCTTACTGTTAGGCTCCACCCAGACGATACATACTTATCTACTGTTAATAAGTCCTCCTTTAAAACATCAGACGTCTGCGTAGAACATGCGGATACCGGCGTAGTAGATACGGTAGAAGCTAATCGCCGTTGTTTGTATGCGATTCTAATCTGGTTCTCCCCGAACGAATCGAGCTTAATTGGCCCATTAGCCATGTTATCAGGAGACGCTAAGCTCTCCAAGAAGCCGTCATTATACCCTGTCAATTGAGGGTTAGCCATAGAATAGGCTTGTGCAAGTATAAGAGCCACAGGACATAGCCAAGGGCTCCAACCATTGCCGAAGTTAGTTGATGCTGTTACTGACATTTTTTTTGTTATTTTTCTGTGAAAAAAATTAAATAAACGGCTGTAAAGCCCAAAATGGCAGGGTTTTAACCCTCAAAAGTGCACAAATATACATATTTTTTATAATATTGCAAATAAAAAAAATATGGTCGAAAATGTAGTGATCAAGGTGTCTGTAGATGATTCGGAGCTTAAGACACTGAAGCAGAATATTGGTAAAGTCCCTGAAGAATTGCAGGGCAAAGACCCGTTTAACGATATTAATAAGTCTATAAAGGCTGAAATAGGATTAATCGAGCAATTAAAAGCGAAAGAAAAGGAGCTTGTAACACTCCGTGATAAATCTACCAATATTGCAGACATTCGCAAATATAATGCAGAACTCGCTAAAACACAAAGCCAAATAGCTAATCTATCAGGGGCGACAAGCAAGTTAGGTAGCATATTCAAGGGTGCATTTTCTGCGCTTGCTACAATAGGTGTAACGGTTGCACTTGCAGAAGTGGTTCGTTCCGTTATTACGACAACCGCAACTTTTGAAAAACTAAAAGCTGTTCTTGCGAATACATTAGGGTCTCAAAGAGCGGCGGCTGAGGCATTCGACCTGATAAGCAAGACGGCAGCTACTACACCATTCAGCCTTGATCAAGTCACGGGGGCCTATATTAAACTTGCAAATCGAGGACTCAAACCAACGGAACTGGCTCTGAAGTCATTCGCAGACGTTGCCGCAAGCCAGGGTAAGGAGTTAGACCAGTTTGTCGAAGCCGTATTAGATGCCACACAAGGGGAGTTCGAGCGGCTGAAAGAATTCGGGATAAAAGCCTCAAAATCAGGCGAGCAAATCACTTTTGCGTTCAAAGGGATAAAAGAATCAGTAGAAAACACACCCGAAGCTATTAATGCGTTCCTCATTGCGCTTGGTCAAGTAGAAGGAGTAGCAGGCTCAACCGATTCTATATCGCAGACCCTATCTGGTACATGGTCTAACTTAGGCGATAACGCTGGTCAGTTAGCATCTACATTAGGAACAATACTATTGCCAGTAATCAATGGCGTTCTTAAGGGTGTTAACTTCTTAGTAACTGGTTTCAACTCTCTACTTACAGGAATAATTGATTTCGGAAAAGATGCGGCGGCGGTTATAACTGGTACTGAAGGAGTTAGGAAGGTTACTAAGGACTTTGAGGCGGCAACATTAGCTGTTAATGAAGCTGTAAAAAAAGAATCAGACAACCTGAACCAGCTATACAAGGCTCTTATCAACACAACAGCAGGCACGCAAGCGAGAAAGGATGCTATTGCAGCATTGCAAGAAAAATATGGCAAAACCATTGATTTACAAGGACTTGAGAACGCAGGGCTTGCGCAAATTGCCAAATCGCAACAAAAAGCGAATGCTGAAATACTCAATGCAATAAAAATCAAGGAGAAACAGGCTATAATCGACAAGCTCAATGCACAATTACAACAAGGGTATTACAAGAATGATGCAGACGCAAGGGCGTTAATAGCTAAGAACATAAAGGCACTTCAGGACGAAATAATCGGGTTGCAAAAAGTAGAAACAACAACAGCCATACTGTCTCAAGAAGAGCTAAAAAGGCGTGAAAAGGCGTGGAGAGACTATGTAGAGGGCATTAAGAAGCTACAAGCACAACTTATTGACCTAAAAAACGAGAACAATTTGGCAAAAATTCAAGACGAAAACGCACGAAAAAGAACACAAATAGCACAAAGGGAATACGAGGCATTAGCAGCGTTGGAAGCTGAAGCCATTAAAAACGGAACGCAAAATAGTAAGGAATATGCAGCCGTACGATTAGAGATTGAGCGCAAGTTTGCACTTGAATATGAAGCTCTTAGAGACGAAATTTTTAAAAAAGAGCGAGAAAAAACACGCAATCTTGGCAAGGACTTAATAGAGATAGAGACAACAACAAACAAGGCTATTGAGCTGGAGCTCAACAGAAATATAACAGGCAGGTTCTCAACATTGGAGGAATATTACGATGCGTTTGGTAAGCTTATCAATGAGAACGTAAAAAAAGAGAAAGAAGCGGCTGAACTGAGGAATCAGATATTTGCGGCTGCAATACAAGCCGCCCAAGACATCGCTAATACAGCCTTTGAGATACAAGCACAACAAAGGCAAGCACAATTAGAAGCGCAATTAGAAGCAATCAATACCGAATATAATGCCTTCTATAATAGCATCCAAAAGCAGATAGAACTGAGACGTTCACAAGGGAAGAATACAGAAGCTTTGGGAAAGGAATTAGAGGAGAAAAGAAAAGAGCAGCAAAAAAAAGAAGCGGAAGCAAAAACTGAAGCCTTCAAAAAGCAACGTGATGCAGCTGTAATTCAGGCTCTTATTAATACGGCACTATCCATAACCGCAGCCGCTACACTTATACCACCAGCATCGTATATCGCTATGGCATCCGCAGCCGTCGCAGGTGCTTTACAAATTGCAACCATAAAGGCACAACCGATCCCAAAATTTGCGAAAGGTACTCTGAATGTAACCGGTGGCGAACCTGGTAAGGATTCTGTACATGCGCTACTTATGCCAGGTGAAGCCGTAATCCCAGCAGCTACTAATAGAGCTTATGCGCCAGCAATCGAAGCAATTTACAAGGGTAAAATATCTCCACAAGAAGCCAACGAAGCATTAACAGGAAAAAAGGGTAATTATACATTGCCGAAACAAGAGAATATCACAATAATCAACAGCATAGACGGAGACGGGCTCAATACATACATTGAGCGGAATGGCACAAGAACTAAATGGCTGAATAAGAGATACTTAAAGAGTTAATCACAATAGGAAACCGTTTAGAGCTGCATCAGTTGCTGCTCTAAGCTCTTCTTGTGAAGGGATAAATATCTCATTGTTAGGGTCATTTTTTTGGGCCTTGTAATAATTAAACCTACCGTTGATTCCTATTACAGCAGTGGAATCATTTATGACTTCATAAACGAAGTTCAATCTAAGAGAATCAGTCAGCACAAGTATCTTCTTTGGATCCGATGTTCTATTGTACGGTGGTTTTTGCCTGTATTCTAAGTATTTAGGCGAATAAGTCCCAATTGGCGTGCCGTCAGCTTTCAGGCCTTCGAAGAATATACGCTTACGCATAAGCACCCAAATAGCATAAGTAGCAGCCTTGACCGCTCTCTCAGTCATCAGACCACCGGACATGTCTCCAGACGTGAATACCTCGAAGCTAATCATTTTTTAGGTGGTTTAATAGGTTTTTTTGTTCCGCAATTACACATTTTTACATTAAATAAATCTGTTGCCAATTTTTTTAAATTCTTCTATATGCTCGTGAAACATAAAATTACCTTCGCAAGCATGGCATGGGATACATATATCCTTAGTTGGGGCGTCTAACTGGGCAAACTGCCAAGAATTACATTCACTACACCATACTACACAATTCCCATCCATATCATAATCTCCTTCAAATATTTCATTTCCATTTATCTCGCAAACCAACTGTATTAATTCATCAGCTTTTACTTGTGCAAATTGAATATCAACGATTAAATCAGGGAATGAAATTCCATAAACATCATGCAGTTTATTTTTATAAACTGCCTTGAATTTTAATTTTCGATTCATTCTTCAATAAATTTGGTGTAAAAATTCTCAAACATGTCCCAACCTTCATCTGTAAGGTATTCAATTAGGTATTTATTGCTGTCCTGTTTAATTATTCTCGCTTCGCAGAATAGAGAGCCATCTTGATTAACCATGTAATATCCGCTTAATCCGTTTATTTTAACGGCTACAGGTGTGTACCAGCCTGAATTCCAGCTGTTTAGATTTATGGCGAATAAACATTTTTCCAAGCTATCGTGCGTTACATTACCCGCCCAAAATATTTTGCCAACAGTGTTTTCCAGTTTTTTTAATGCTTTTACTTTTGCATTGTTTTCATTTGTGTTTGCTAATGTTTTCATTTTTTAAGTGTCAAATTAATACGGTACAAATTTATAACTTTATTTTGTATTAAGCAAATTTTTTTTGCAAAATTGTGTGGCTGTTGGGTTGGCTCATTTTCTTGTCATTATTATATCAACTTCTCCGGGTTTCATTGTTTTGTCACCGTAGAGTTTTGTTTGTGTCTTGGTGTCTTTTGTCAAAGGCTTTTCCAAGATTTTTACTGAATGATTTGGAAAATGCTTTTTCAGGATTTCAAGTGTCGAGTTGAATGTGAATTCTCTCTTGTCTGTCCGCACGTAAACAGTACTATCCCTTTTCATCATTTTTGCACAAAGTCCAAAAACATTGTCGAGCAGGTCATAATACTCTTGCTTGTTTACAAATCGGCCCTTGTGTTTGTCCTTTAGTGATTGTGGATTTTCAGAACCACCTAAAAGCCAAAGTCGCAACCATTGGTCAGCATAATAGTTGGTAATTGAATAGTAGGGTGGCGAGGTAAAAAGTAAAGAAAATTTTATATCGTTGTTTATGGCACGTTCTGCAATTTTTACTAATTCAGTTGAACTGTCGCCAAATACAACGGCACTCTCTGTAACTATTGGTTTTCCTTTCTCATAACGCCACTCGATTTTTTTCAGAATAAAATCGCACGGGTTTATTTCCGGAGGTGAAGTCATATTATTTTTCTTCCACCATTGCACCGAATAATTCATTCCCATTGATTTGGTCATTCTCATTTGATTGGAAAGTCCTTCACCAAGTTTTGCGTGTAAATAAATTAGAAGGATTGACATCAGTGTCGCATCAACATTATTGTTTTTCCAATCTAAATGATTTCTGGCAGCCAAAAGGAACTTCAGAACTTCATCACAGTAGCAAATGCGATAAAATTCGGGCATTTTTTGAATGGCTGCATCGTAATAGTTTCTCTTATCATAAATTTCAAGAAGTCGGTCAATAACTTCTTCTTTCTCTGCTGGCTTAAGTTTTACAGTCCCGTAAAGCCAACCTACAGGATTGATTTCAATTCCTAAACTGTTTCTGCCTAAAACACCACCGGCATATATGCTGCTGCATCTGCCCGCAAAAGGGTCAATGATGTAATCCCCTTTCTTTGAATATTCCTCAACCACTTCAAAAGCAAATTCCAAAGGAAACGTAGCATAGTATGGCCCAAACCTTGCCCAACGTGCTTCAGCAGTTTCAAAACCTTTTAATATTTTTTCCTTTGCTATCATTCTTTTGATTTCTCTCTTATTTGTCTCGCTATGTCTTCAAATATTCGTTTCCTAAGTGCAAATTTTTTTGCAAAAAATACATATCATTAATTTCTGCAATAGCAGAAATAAGATTATGCTTTTTCTGTGGAAAATTGTTTTCAGTGGCTTCTACTACAAGTTCATCATTTAGCCATTGGATGCCATATGTAAGCAAGACACGTTCAAGCAGTTCTTTGCGTTTGGGTGAACGAGAAATAGCAGAGCCAGCAAGTTCAAGATTGCCAGCAAGTTCAAGATTTTTTAGCGTAACACCATCATCAGACAATATAATTTTTCCATTTTCTTTTTTGACATAAATTTCCAGTGTGTCGTTAAACAAACCAATAAAAGGGGTACTAATAACCGACCAATTACTGCCTGTGTTAGTAATTACAGTTGTTTTGTCTTTCAAAAATTTGTAATAATTTTCGATTAATTCATTTATCCAGTTCATATTTTACAGCTTCTTCTTTTTTTTATTTAAGAAAAACGTTATGCCACCAACAGCAGCAATGCTAATACCAGCTATTACACGTGGCAATATTTTGCGCTTTACTTTCACCTTCCCTTCGTAATCAACGGTTGCCGTGTACCATAGTGCAGGGAGTTTATACTCTTTCTGCTCCATTATTCCACGTGTGTTAATTGTTGTAACGTCTAAGTACCTGTCCCTATATTGTGTCTGCACTACAATATCACCCTTCACCACTTTCTCTCGAAAAACGGTGTCAGGTTTCTCGAATACAGTTATTGTCTTAGGTTTGGTTGGTGTAATGATAGGTATTGGCACAAATTCAGGCTTTACTACTTTATTCTCGATTTTTGGCACTTTTGGTCGTAAAAACAAAGAGAATAAAAACCCTATTATTATTCCAACCAATACTAATATGTACTTCATCATTCCATCAGATGTATGCTATGCCTGCCATTTACGGGTTCTGTATCAACCTTAAACACATACGAACGCTTATCAGTTTCGTACAGCTTAAAAGTTTTATCAAAAAAATCAAACAGCTCCTTAGAGCTGAATCTGTAAAGGTTACCTTTTTGTGATATAACGAAGGCATCGTCTTCTTCATCCTTCATTATGTAAGCCTTGCCTTCTTTTTCGTTAAAAATGAACATAATTCCGTCTCTATTGCCAACTCCTATTGCATCAGCGGCAACTTTTGTGAGGGAGAACTTGCCATCTTGATATATTTTTATAAGACTGTCATTTATGGGCGTCTTTTTTTTGCCTCTTTTTACTATGACTTCCATTGTAGTATTGATTTTATGTCTTCAATTGTTTTTTGTGTTTTTAAGCTCTTTGGCGTGCATCTATACAAGTATATCCCGTTCTTAGTTAATTCGTTGTATTTTTCTATATCACTAAGAAAACCAGTAGCTCTTGTATGCCTACCATTAGAATAGACCCCGCCTTCGACCTCAACGGCTAATTTTATGCCATTATTCTCAAAATAATAGTCTATTCTCCACTTTCTATCTGGGTGGAATTTGTACTCCTTCGTTGGCGCTGGTAATCCATAAGCCTCACACATAGACACGAATAAATCAACCATAGCACAAATTTATATTATTTTTTTGTCATGCAAAAAATTTTTTTATTTTTGTTAAAATTTTAAAAAAAATGGATTACATAGTAACAACGAACGGATGCAATAATGTAGCAGTTATACCATCCTGCTTCACTGGAAGTATTAAGATCGCAACTACCATCCCTAATGGCACTATTGTACAGGTAACTATTACCATAGATGGCAGAATGGACGTGCACAATGTGACTGTGTCTGGTGGGTATGTGTCATTCGTGCCCAATGTGACAATATATTCTATTCCGTTCATGGTGCAAGTTGGGTCTGAATACTACTACATAAGACCAGAACCTAATTACGGAGAATATATTGACAATGTCATTATTAATTGATAATCAATTAATAAAAATTATTATAGACTAAAAATAGGAGTCGCTGGGGCAGGATTCGAACCTGCGGTCGCTGGGTTATGAGCCCAGCATGATTCCACTTCACTACCCAGCTATTTATTGACGCAAATATACTTTTTATTTTAAAAAACACAAAAAAAAATTATGAAATTTTTTCTTCCTGATAATCAATCATTTACAAAAAATATACAAAAAAATATAAAAAAATATTTGCATGGTATTAATTTTCTATCGTATATTTGTAACGTAAATTTAATCACACTTAAAAAAATGAAAAAAATAGAAATCTATTCAGCTCCAGACAAGGATAAGCTAACATTGCACAACGGCTTGTTAACCTATTTAGACGAGGAAGAAAAACTAAACTACATAATAGGGACAAAAAGCCAAGAAGACGATGAAGATCAAGAGGAGATTAGAGCTTGGTTCTTACCAGAGGCAATTGATTACATAGGAGAGCCAAAAAAGATTCAATTCATTGGCGAAATTATCTATCATGGCGAATTTTATGAGACTGCAGCTATCCTATACGACGATACGCACGGTGTTAAGTGCACTGCTTGGATACATTCCCGTTCTGGATTGGGGTCTGCAACGCTTAAGACTAAGCAAGGATTTTTAACGTGCTATTTTTAGATTAAGTTGATTATTATTTTTTATAGGGGCAAAAAGCCCCTTTATTATTTTATTACTTTCGACTGAATCATTTTTGCTTGCAATTCTCTAATCTGTTCTGCAGTCAGTGGAATAGTAGAGCCTGTTATTACATTCGGTGTGGCAATTGGTTGTTGTTGTGGCATTTGCACTTGTGTAGTTGTCTTACCGGCATGTACCAATGACCCTGTTACGTGCTTAACAATGTCATCAAACTTGACAACAGCACCGTTGCTGTCGAAATACTCAATCTCGCTATTATCAGCCTGGACAACCTTAATCCCATTATCCACTTTTACAAGCTTAGCCTTGTTCGATTGCAGATAATTCTGTAGCTTAAGCTTTGCCAGCATCACACCATCCTCCCCTAACTCTGGCTTGTACTGCAGCTTTGATAGTTCAAAGTTAATAGTGGAATCTAACAACTTAGCTGCGTAATCGGAGTGGATTGAAGCCTTTTCTGCCTCGAATGACTTGGATTGTTCAGCTAATTTTTTGCTTAGCTCAGCAATTTTTTTCTGCAATTCTGCTTCTTTTGACTGCCAATCGCTATTTTTCTGCTCTTCTTTTTTATTTGATTCTGATTCTTTCAATTTGTTTTCTATAGCAGATAATAGAGCCTTAATCTGGTCGTTCACGCCTAATTGCTTACCGTCTTTGTCAATCAGCGATACTTCTAAACCGCTATCTTCCACTATCTTAGCTATTTGCGCTTCCGTATTTTTCGCAAACAGTTGGAAAAAATGCGCTTTCAAGTCTTTGTCAGCTTTGGCAAGCTGCATGTTCATAAGTGGCTTGACAGTCTCAGGCAGTTCTAAGTCCATATTACTTAGCTCTTCATCAGAAACGTTTGCTCCCGCACGGATTAACGATGTTTTTATGAATTCTTTCAGTTTCATTTTTTCTTACTTTTTTGTTTTTCAACTTTTTCAATTTTTGCAACTTCTTGATTTTCAACATCTTGCGATGGTTGTTCTACAATTACCCACCCTCTTTCTCTTAGGTGCTTTTCGTAAAAACTTCGGCTCTTAATCGCCGTCCTCACCTTCCCAGCGAACTCCAGCTGGCATACAATCATTTCTTCACTCATAGTGTTGTTGTTTATATTTTTATTATTATTGTTTGAATTGATTTCTTTGAATTTTTCACAACTTTTGCAGCTCATATTATTTGTATTTTTCTGGCACAATAGATTCGGGTACAGGCAATAATAGATGATAACAGTTATACCCACCAACGAACCTGAATATAGTCTCCTTATTAGTCCCTGCACGTTTACCCTGCCAATCCAATGTTACCCAACTTTCTATTTCCGATTTCCTAAAATATTTCCCCGCTCGTGATTCGCAGAAACTCCTTGAGGATGAACGTAATGCGCCTTCGAATAGATACCATTCAGCATCGAAGTTGCTTGTTATCGCATTGACATATTCCCTTGCGAATCCAACAAGACTGTCAATGGTTATTCGCTTCGCCGCATTGTTGATTAATCCTGAACTTACAAGTTCCTCGACAGCCGATAATGTCTCTTCTATCGTTAGCCCGTTGATTACTCCGTTGCGGATAATAGATGACAGCTCAGGGATTACCTCGCTATTGATACCTTCAGCGATAAACAGATCTGTGGCTTGTTCTATTGATTGAGACTTCACAAGGTTTGCCAATCCAATGGCTTCTTCATCAGAAAAATCTCTATAATTGTTAATAATGTAAGTTGATATTTTGTTAAAAGCATCATCAAGACCCAAATCGTCCCCACCAATAGAATTGACGAACGCAGCTAACCCTCGCTTTATCTTGTTGAGTGCCTTAATGTTATCCTGCGTGCGCAAAATGCGACCCCCACGCAATGTTAGTTCTGACTTCATCAGCTTGCGCAATTGCTCCACAAGCGAGCCTTCTATGATATCCGTTCTTTTTTTTAGCCCAGAAACGGCTGTAATTATAGCCCGCTCTATATCATTAACCATCTCATCCAAGTCCATTTGCGCTCCTATTGAGTTTGTCGGCTTCAGCGATTAACCAATCGTATTTTTTTGAGAAATCCCACGTAAAAAAGTCTGGTATTGTTGTATAAGCCTTTGACAATAAGTAATATAGATTAATACTCATAGCATAGTCAGACTTGCTTATGCCGTTATTCATCAACATTGTCTCTACTTCGTTAGCGTTGAGACCATATGTAGAATCGAACGTTATCAGGTCAAGATTGAATGCTGTATCTATTGGCATGCCATCGTATCTATTTATAACATAATCCTTCTCTATCCCACGTATTATATTCCTCGACATGCCAGCCTCCTTAGCCTTAGCTATCGATTCCTCACTCGACATAATACCATACACGTCGAACGTCTCAGGTACGATGGTATATGTTATCACCTCCGTCCGCTGTACGTATATTCCAGCATTCTTGACAATATTGTAGAATAAGTAATTGAATAAGTGATCAACCCAGCTATGTATCGTACCATTCAGCTCGTCTCTATCCATTGCCTTAGCTATACCGCTTTGATTGGCGCCTATCAACCCTATAAACTCCATATTAAGTGCGGACAATCCACGTAATATGTTCGCTTCGTACTCTTCCCTTAGTAGCTTGATTGGCTCCAAGTCTTTCTGCGGATAATATACTGGAGGCCATGGTAGTTGCGGGTTCTTCTTATACTCGTCTGCGGATACATGTATCTCCGAATAAGGAGACGCCCCCACTACACCGTTACCATTGCAGTCATGACAATTAACAAAACCGCTATCTTTCTTGATTTTCCCGATTCCCTTACACGTCTTACATTCTTGAATCTGCATGACAACGGGTATTGGGTACGCATGCGACTTTATACACCCTTGTAAGTCCGAATATTGCACAAGAGCTTCCATCCAGAAATCAATAGCGCCATCGAAGAAGCTAAGGGCATCGGATGACCCACCTCCGAAGAAGTACATGCCGTCCAGACCCTCCCACACACCTGCTGGTTCGTATCGACCATTTACACTCTTGTACGCCTTGATAAGCTGCTCCTCGTAATCGAACCATACTGCCGCATCGCCTATCGAGACAACAAGATTGGTATTGTCATGGTATTTTACATCTTGACTTATAAAAGTAAATACCTTTGTTTCTGCATTTTTACCAGAGCATGTCAAGTCCTCAAACCATTGAGAATCAATCACAACGAATACCGCTCTCGGGTCTTCGAGTATCAACTCTAAGTATTCACCGAATATTTTATCCTTGATTTTGTTCTCTTCTACCCAATCTTGAGTAAGATTAGACCCGTCTGGATACTTAGTAATGATGCCTGTTGAGCGTTGCGCCTTCTTTATTATCGCAACGGCTTTGCGCCAATATGCCTTTGTAACCTTGCGGACGTTCTCACGTCTGTAATTCCTTATGAATTCAGGCTCGTTCGGTCTATATTTCTCAATAATATCTGCAATATTATCACCTCTCGAGTGCACTTGCAGCTTATTCGCATAAGCCACAGCAGCCGAGTTATTGCCGCCGAATGTTAGAACGTCCGCAATGTTCATCATAATTACACAAAGTATCCTACTGGTATATTACACGCAAGTGGGTTCTTGTTGCTCGTCCATTCTGCACTAATGCTGAATGTTGCTTTCTCAAGTGTTGAACTTGGGATGTTAAGAAGCGCACTGAATCTAACAGTAGTCTCAGATACGTGTATCTTAGTCGCAGTAGCGGCAACAAGCCAATATTCATCATTTGAGTTATTGACAATATCGAACCAAGCGTTAGCAGTTGGCGACCAAAGCATTGAGCCGCTCATAGTCCACTTGATTCCATTGTTGATGGTCTCTTGGGCTCCGAACCCTTGCGCAGTCTGTTGTTCTCCGGTAAGCTCGCACGTAACAGGGCTGATAATTTGGGCTCTGATTTGGGTCGCAATACCTGTACCTGTAATCATATCATTCCAGACTGACGGGTCTTGCCAGAATGTGGCATCATAAGGCCCAGCAAAATCGTTCTGGAAGCACTTCTGAACGAGCGCAAAGGCTCTAATTCTTGCAGATTCGCCTGCGTAGCATAATAAGCCAGCAAGCGAAGTCATTGTGTTACAACAATTCAATGGCATTTTTTGTACATATTTTTTGCAAATATAATATATTTTATAAAAAAAAACTGCCAAAAAAAATGGCAGTTATAAACACTTAAAAAAAAGAAAAAGTCAACACAAATTGCGATTCACATTCCAGCCGTCCTTCGTAATGGTTATGTCTGCCTTGTATAGCTTTCGCCCTTGTAGCTTCTCTATTTCAACTGATTGTAACGCAAAATCTTCATAATCAAGCTCGAACGGAGTCAACCCGAATGCCAGCGCAACGAATTGCACCTGATTCTTAGCCATCCACTTCGTATTATAGGATTCCTCCCAATCAGACCGACTATTGAGCTGAATATGCCTGCCGCTTGATGTCACATATTTTGTGTCTTGCGTTTTAATGCTTGACTTGAACTCGTTGAGTTCTATTGGGAAAGCAATATCCCAACCACCTAATAGATGCCCAGGGAATCCGTTTTCCAATTGGACATTTTTGTGTAGAAAGTCTTTAATGTTGCAATTGTTTTGGTTGGAAAAAGTTGCAGAATGACCCTTAAAAACTGATTGTTGCGTCGGGAAAAATCTATTTAGCCTAACGAAGCAAACAACGTAATTGTTATTACCTGTTGTAGATGGTAAGTCATTACCATTGCCATCATGGAGCTTAATCCCTATAGATACCAATGATAGCCCTTGTTGAGCGGTGAATACACTGCCAACAAAGTACATTTGGTTCGCAAACGAACATTGCGCATCGTAATCAAAATTAATCGTTGCGCCTTGTACATGCACCTTTACATGTGGGTCTGCTGGCAGCGTATCTTTCGCATAGAAAAAGATTTGCACTGAATATTGTTGAGCCGTTTCCTCGTTCAAATCCAAATTCACATAAAACAGTAACCCGCTTGCACCAGCTCCAGCTGACAGCCCAACGCCAACGTTAGACACTTTGTTATTACCAATATACGCTGAATTCTGACTTACATTCCACCCACCACCAGGCACCAATCCTATAATGTCATCCCCGCTCGTGCCTATTAGCCTACCGAAGTTAATCTTGCCGCTTCCGTAAGCGTTGTTTGGGGTTATCATATTAATTGGATCTGAGTACGGGTTATTGTTGTCGTGAGATAGCATGTACAGATTGAACGAATAATTGCACTTCCGTGCAAGATTCATGCTGAAGTCATACGCTGCCAATACCCTTCCATCTATAAGAGGGATAACCACAGGTGCATATGATTCCTCTTGTAATATTGCGCCGCAATTGCACTCGGTGTAATTCATTCTTGCGGGGCCTTCCCAGTCCCAGCTATCATTCACCCAAGCAAACCCTGCGAATCTATGCCCAATAGGTAGCGGCCAATTGTAGCAATCATCATCACAGCATATTTCGTTCTCTATGTAATTTGTGTCTAAAATATAAGGATATGGAGCTCCGAACCCAAGAACAGTGAATACAGTGGAATCAAGTATTTCTATCCCGTTTGTTACTTTGTCGCCAACGTTTGGCATGTATTGAACAATGAGCGTTCCACCTTTGACAATCGTTCTGAACCCAAGTCCCTGGTAATAAGCGGAGAAAAGTGTAGCTAATGCATTTGGGGTTGAGTAATTAACATTGGTGCTATATCCTATGTGTATAAGTTGTATATCGCTTGCTTCTGTATCATTCGGAAATGTGACTGTAATTTGCGCTGTTTTTTGGCAATCAGAAAGACAATCGTTGAACTCCATAAGCGCTGGAAAGTCAGGGACATTATCATTAAACGATTCAGCAAGTGCAACGGTATTATCAGACAATATACCATTGACAGTAACGGCAGCCTTATTTTTTGGATCTTTTTTAAAAAAAACTTGTCCAATGCCTGTTGTGATGTTGATTAATGCGTAACAATTTCTGTAATAAGGGCTTGTGGTAATGCCTGATAGTAGGTTGTATGCTCCACCGGTGCTTATGCTCCATGTATACCCGCAGTCTTGATGACTATTATTGGGCTGGAATTGTGTGATTGGGAATATATCAGACATGACCGTAATAGGTGGATAACCTAATAGCAGTCCTAACCCGTGATAGTTTATAACGTTGAGCGCAAACCTATGCGCTCTATATTCTTGCCTCTTAATCATATTAGTAACAAAGTTAGTTCAATGCTTGCTTCGTTTGGTATGTAGTCGAGCTGCTCTATCCAGCCATAGTATTTAGTTCCAGACAAGTCCACGCATACCCTTTGATAAGGGTTGATCAAAATTGCTTGGAAATTATCAGCTGATACATAGCCTTTTACACGCATTTTTTGCCTTTTTCTATAAAAATTAATGCCTAAGTTAGCATCTATATCAGTAGGTGTTACTGGTTCAGAATAAGTGGATGGATACCATATAGATGACTGCGGGTAGCTTACAGATACGGTCTGACCTACTGTATGAGCGGTGCCTGTTGCTTCTGTATTCCCTTCTCCACCAGCCCAATTATACCTGTTGCGCAGTTCGAGTGCGATATAACGCTTCATAGAATCCGAAGGGTTGAAGCTCCAATTGATTACCTTTGTTATATCTTTGATTTTCGTGCCTGAAGCCAACCCTTGCAGCACTTGCTTAGTAGGTGATGTTATGGTTGTTCTATCGAGCCAAAGCGCATAGAAGTCAGTTGATGTCTCAGCGTTGTTGGGGTCTTGTCTGTAGTCCGATTGCCGCTGCTTGATTATCCTGCTTGTCTGCGTGTATATCTTACCTAAGTAATTAGCCTCCATGTTAACAGATTGCCATTCGCTGGCATAACTTATAACAGTGTTCACTTCTTCAAGTGCATTGTAACCATCTACCTTCCAGTCATCTACGCCAATGCGTGCTCTATTGTACGTGTGTTCTTTGTCGAGCTCTATTGTGACGTCACCATCTATCTCCCCAGCTTCGATTGTGAGTGCTACATTGTCTTGGTAAAAAAAAGGGACGGCTTCGATTCTTAATTGTCCCAATAAAAACCCCCAACCAATTGGAAAGAAACATCTTACTGCATCGAATAGCTGCTTGAATGAGTACGTGTAAGGGTCATATCCTACGTTCTCAGTCTTGGCAGGGAATCTACGCAGCATAAGACCACTAAGAATAGCCACATTAGACCAAGCTCCGTTAGCGCTTTGTGCAATTGGATAGCTGTCTTGCCTGCCTAATATGGTACTAATCATATCTACTTGTTGAGCTGTTATTAGTTTGGTTATAACGCTGAAAGATTCGTTGATAAGGGTGGCTGGCAAATCCACGCCGTTTGGTTCATCCACAAGATTCTGCTCCAACACCTCCAACTGATGTCTATGATATAGCCCTATCGGTGGGTCGTTAGGCCCTAGCCACTCGAACCCTATTGGACACATAATTTCTATATAATTCCCACCCAATAGTATTGTCTGCTTAGCATTGATTCTGAGCTGGACGTTTATTGTGCCAGGATATGGCACGCTTGAGAATAGCTGCTCGAAGTCATACGGTAGCTGGAATATATTTCCGACTGATATAATCGTTCCTGAAGGGTCATTATATATATCTATTTCATTATACCATGTATTCCCAACTTGGACACGTGCCCTTATCTTGTATAGGAGTGATTGATAAGGAGGAGATGATTGGCCAAAACTTGCTATTCTTAGCCAAAAAGTCCCTTTGAACCTTACAATAGTAGTGCCTGCTGGTGCTGGGCCTACGGTTACCCACGAGTTAGAGGTATAGGCATAGTCATCAGGCTCATCCACAAGCACGTTATCGAGCGGCGCAAAAGCATCAAAGAATCCATTAGGGTTGTATGGATTGAACCCACCAAGGCCAAATGCGAATCCGTAAGAGTCATCATCATAAGTGCCGAGCAGATTCTGCGTCCAATATGCTAATGGTGGTAGATGTACAGTGTGTAATGCTTGCGGAGGTCTTGTGAATGGATTGCCGTTAACGTCTTTGTCAGAGAAGTAGTTTATTGGCAGCTCGTAATTATTGGAGAACTGTATGATTGGCCCCGTTTGTTCGATTCCGCAGAAAACTTGTGAAGATGACAGATTATCACGGAAGCCAGCGAGGTTGATCGAGAACTGCGCAAATAGAACGAAAGGAGCACCATTGCATGAGTACTCTACTGTAAGCGTTGGGAACGTTGTCAGGTAAGTGTCATTCTCGTAGGCTTGCCTTAATATATCAGCACCTCCGCTTATGCCATTCACTTTTGTGCATGTGAAGCCAAGTTCATTAACTGAATATACGAAGTTGATGCCATGATTGGCATGACGTTCCATACGTATTCTGAGCTTATCCCAGCCTACGGGTTCAAGTATCTCGACACCATTAATCTTGAATCGCCAAGTCATTTTTTGCCTTTGGACTTATTCATGGACTTATTCACTATTGTGACGTTGATTGGTGGGATGTTTGTATCTGACACCTTGTCTTCGGTATTGTTCATGTGTTCTTTGGCTTCCTGGCATTGTGTCATCTTGTGGAGGTATATTGCTGCGGATGCAGACCCGTCTTGTGCTTGATTTTTAAGGACTTTTGTTATGAAATTGTGCATTTGTACCCTGTTTTTTTCAAGTTTTTCTTTTATGTTGTCATAAAAGTCAGAACCGACAGGGAAATGGGAATAGAAGCATTCTTTACTTATACCTACAACAGAACATAAGTCCTTTACCCATATAGTATCCTTCCCTTCTTCTGATTCAAGATGGTCTAATATTGCTTTTAGATATTTTTCTCTGTTTTTTTCAGAAATTTCGCCCATGGTTTTTTATTTTTTCACAAAGTTCAGAAATAAATCCGTCAAAATCAACATTGCTTGTCTGGTATCCATCTATTTTTTTGAAATTTGTGTGCTTTGTGACGATATCTCCTAACTGACTTTTGTGGCAGAATCTGATTCCGATCAATTCCTTTAGTTTGTTGATTGTCACCTTGTTACCCTTTATGTGCTGGGCTCCATCAGGGTATATAGAAAATATGCCAGTGTCTTTGTAGGCATTGTATGCCTGCAATAGCAGTTTTTCGTGTGCTTTAGCCCCTCTTATTTTTAGGAATGTTTTTTTCATAAAAAATTTTTTACGACACAAAAATAATTCATTTTTTTATACTATGCAAATTTTTTTTTAAAAAAAATAGTATCCATTTAAAATCGATTTTAGAGCGATTTAAGACGATTTTACATATTAGATAATGTATGTATCATCTTTTTATTTTTAATCGATTCTACCCCTATAAAAATGCGAAATTATGCGGCGTTTGAGCTCTATACACAACGCATCAGCCATCTACAACTGCCACCGCCTGCCCAAGCCGTTGCGGCCGCCCGTCCGCCCGTAATTTTTTTTATTTTTTTTTTTTTTTAAAAAGATCTTTAAGAGAAAAATATTTTTTTTTGTTAACAAAAGAAAAAAAAAGAAGCAAAAAAAAAGAAAATAATCTCCTTATATTATTATTATATATAATATATTATATTTTAATATAATATATGTGTATAATAATAAAAAAAATAAAGACACGAATACAAAGCAAGTGTTTTTGAAAATTTTTTCTTCTTGATAATCAATTAATTACGTTTTTGGATGAAATTTTTTGGCACGTTATAGTAAATTTTTGTTTTAAGTTCTTTTATTTTGTTGATAATCAATAACTTGTAAACTGATTGATTACATATTTATTTTTATCGTTTTTTTTATTTTGTTGATAATCAACAAGTTATAAAATTGCTTAAAATCTGTTAAAATTTGTTAAAAAGTGTAAAAAAGTATAAAAAAGTGTAAAAAAAAATATTTTCTTAATACAAATTATTTTTTTAAATCATACAAATTATTTAATTTTGTGCGGTAAAAAAATAAAAGAATATGATGTACAAGGTGTCTACTATTTTTGGAGACGAAGAAGTCATTTTTGTAAAAAATGAACGGCAAAATGATTTTTATTTTATTTTTTTTTAAAAACGCTTAAAAATCAGGTTTTTTACCCTCTATTTTTGTAAATAAAAGTTATTGATAATCAATTAGTTAATTATTTTTCTTTTTTTTTGAAATAAAAAAACAACATTTTTTTTCTACTAAACCGTTGTTTTTTATAGATTTTGTTTGTAATTTTGGCAAAAAAAAAACATGATTATGCTACAAATGACAAAACAGGAACTATGCGAGCTAATCGGTTAAAGGAATTAAAACGAATTATACCCCAAACGTACCCCATAGTGTAAATGGGTATTGATTGGGGTATTCTTTGCTTTGTTTTTTTGCAGCAGTAATAATTTCAAAAATGAGTTCAATTATAATAATACAATTAGACAGCGAACAATTAAGCAACTTAATACAAAGTTCAGTTCGCAAGGTTTTGAAAGAAACCCTACCCCAAACGGTTGAACCCACCGAACAACCGGAACAGCTTTTAACTATTCAGGAAGCAGCCGAATTTTTGAGCCTTACCGTACCGACGCTTTACAGCAAGGTATCAAAAGGCGAATTGCCTGTAATGAAGCGAAGCAAACGCCTGTACTTTTCCCGTACTGAATTACTGGAATATCTTAAAGAAGGGCGTAAAAAGTAAAACGCTGAAATTGAAGCGGAGGCACAAGCGTATTTAAAAAAGAAAGGGGGCAGAACAATTGGGGAAACCAACTGAACCGCCCAAAAATCTTTGCAATGGAAAATAACCAAAGATACAACTTTTTATTTTAATAAAGAAAAAAAAATCATAATTTTTTTCTAACTCATAATCAATTAGTTGCAAAAAATATACAAAAAAATATAAAAAAATATTTGCATGGTATTAATTTTTGTTCTTATCTTTGTATCATAAAATTTAAATCACACTTAACAAAGGAGAAAAAAATGGAAACAAAAAGACAAATCCCAAAGGCTGCTTTCTCAGAGATGATGTCAGCCTACTGCTACTTCGACAAAGTAGATGAAGGTTGCGGTTATGACAGGCTCAACGCAAGAATGGAGATGATTCAAGAAAAGTACGATCTAACAGATGACGAATTGGCAATTGTCGAAAAATGGGCATATAAAAAATATTATTGTCAAGGTAAAAATTTTTAAAACTACTATGGATATTACAACACACAAACAATTCCTTTTTTCTGAGAACGTTCAGAAAAATCTATGTGAACTATTAGGTACGCAAACGAGAGCGAGACAATTCGCAACCGCAATTTTCCAGATTGTTCAGAACAACGATCTAACAAACATAAACCCTAAGTCAGTGTATAAGGCAGCTATGCACGCAATAGAACTGGGTCTCAATGTATCACCATCACTTGGACATTGCTATTTTATCAAATACTGGAACAGCAAAAACAAAATATATGATGTAAAGTTTATACTTGGATACAAGGGATTAATACAGTTGGCATTGCGAACCAACCAGTACAGAAGAATAGCCTCTATACCTATCTACAAACGTGAGAGCCCAAAATGGGACAGAATCAACGAAGAGATGACAATTACTCAGATAGATATTACACCTGATGATGAGATTGTTGGTTATTACTCATATTTCGAGACCATTCACGGGTTCAAAAAAGCTTGCTATTGGACAATAGAGCAAGTTATTGCGCATGCAAAAAAATATTCAAAATCAAAGAATGAAGACGGTGAACTGTTCGGAGTGTGGGTGGACGAGTTCAACGACATGGCATGCAAAACCGTACTATTGTCAATCATGAAGACTTATGCAATAGTAAGCAACGTTCTTGTAGAAGTGGAAGAAGAAGAAGAACAAGATACTAAGGACATAGAGTATATCGAGCTCAAAGAGAATGCTGTAACAAAGACGCAGTGGCTACATGATAGCATAGCAGCAATAGAGACGGCACAAGAGGCTAAGGAGCTTAAAAAAGATGTAATGGATACAGGAGATTCTGATCTTATTGAGATGTATAATGCCAAGGTAGTGTCTATTGATTGCGTGGACTTAATAATAGAATAATAATATGAAATTCCGTTGCCATTCCCTCCATAACATTATGGAGGGAAAAAAATTAACAGACACAGCTAAGAAGTACATATGCCAGCTGTATGACAGCCAACAGCGTGGTGTAAGCTATTCTACCTATTCACGTGAGATGCATAAAGGTATTTTAGTTGAGAATGAAGCGATTAAAATGATTAGCGAATACTTAAATATAGATTTGTCAAAAAACGAGCAAAAATATGAGAATGAATGGATAGAAGGGACTCCAGACGTTATTTTTCAGAATAATTTTTTATCAAGTACAAAAAAAACAAAAACAGTATTGGATGTTAAGTGCCCGTTCACACGAGCTAACTGGCTGTATTCCTTAGCATCATATAGACAGACCAATAAGATACCAACAGAATACTATTGGCAGCTGCAAGGGTATATGATGCTTACAGGTGCAGAACTCGCAATACTCGCTTATGTACTCGTAGATACTCCGGTTGAACTATTGTATAGAGAAGAAGAAGCACTACATCGGTTCGGTGATGTTGAGCGCATAAAACTAATATACGTGCAGCGCAATGATGCTGATATACAATTAATTGCGCAAAAAGTAACGGAGGCTAATGATTGGTCCATAAGGTTCGTAGATGGTGAACAAGAAGAACAAGACATAGACCCTTTCTCGGTTTAGACCCGTAAAAACCAAGAGAACCATTGATTTACATAATATCTATAACAGTCCAACAGGTGAGTCAGCTCCTTGTTGGACTTATCTATTGAGCCCGTCTCATCACATTGGACCATATCTAAGTCCTGTATTAGATATTCACACGATGGATTAATTATAACTTCTAAATGTTGAAAAATTGAATTAACAAGTGTCCGGTTGGTCCTATGTGTAGGGTTGTGCTTATCTACTTGGATAAGATGCGATGGCAATCCAAGTTCCATCTGTATAATATCATACATAGATGTAAGGTCACGGGTAGCTTTCTCCCGAGAATTGCCCGCAGCATCTCCTGTTATTACATAGATATAACCAGGATACCGCCGCTTTATCTCAGAACATACGTCGTATATTGAAGCATTCCTTAGTCTTATCTCGCCGTGGATATGTATGTAATTCTCAGTGTGTTGCCCAATTATACATGTAGCAGGGTCGAGGTTGAAGTCGAATGATAAGTATAGCGGCAATCTATCGTTTATGTGTGTTGTCCCTATATGCTTCTCCTTAGAAAACATGTACGCAAATCGCTTGCCGTTTGTAAAAACAAACCTTCCCATTATTTCTCTCTCTATCGTCTCAGGGTCTAATGTGGATATTTGCGACTCAATATATCCAGGTGGCAGGTTATCTATATTGTCATAAGTAGTTCCAAATATAAACTTCTGATTATCAGTACATTCAGCAGCCAATTTCTGCAAATAATAAGGGTTATCTGGTGGTGTGGTAGCATACCAGATTCTATGCTCTTTCTTAAGATTCTTATAAGTTTGGCCCCGAAGTCTTCCTATAAGAACATCCCTTGCCTCCGGTCTTATATCTCGGAACTCATCGACGAATATCTCATCTAATTCCTGCCCACGTTGAGAGTTGTAATTGTCCAACCCGTCAAGAATAGCATAGCTTCCCCATACAGTCGTAAGTATTCCCTTATTGTCCTTAACCGAGAATGGCTTAACATGCTTCCACTTCGGTCTTACATCTACAACGTAGTGCACACCATTGACGAACCCCATTTTTTCCCAAGCACTGACAAGCCCCCTAAGAGTTGCGAACCTAAGCACCTTAGTAGTAGGAGCATATATGGCTATAACAGCACCGCTTACTGACAATGCAATTAATGCCCGAGCCGCTAAGCAGAATGTCTTCCCGCTCCCTATGCCTGATATGTAGAACGTCTCCCGCTTGTCGGATGTGCAGAACTCGTATTGCTTAGGCGACAACAATATATCCATACAATTAGTTGCAACACAAGCACTTAGGGTCGTATGTTGCGAGAACTTCTATGGTAATAATGATAGTATTCTCGTCCCTTCGTTGCGAGCCAGTAACAGCGAAGTGATATGATTCGGAGTCAGTAGCTACCTCCTTCCCTTGTAGATAATAGTCCACATTGATAACGTCCAACGCTGATATTGGAGACTTCATTATATATAAGTTCCAAGTCATGATTCTATGATATAGATTGCCATTATACGCTTGCCTTCTATCTTGCACGAATTCAGCGCCGCATACTATATGATTGTCGTTCGGGACTAATGCCTCGCCTTGCATGGTGGTTATGTACCCTCTTGCATCGCCTGCTTGCTGGCTTCTGAGAGTATAAACCTCACCAACGAAGTTATAGATTGACCCTTGTAATAGATTTTTTAATATGTTTGTCATAAAAACAAAAATACAAAAAAAATGAAAAAAATATATCTAATAGACATACATGATGATCTGTTTTTTTTTGTTAACAAAATTTTTTCTCGTTGATAATCAACAATTTAGAAAAAATATACAAAAGAATATAAAAAAATATTTGCATCGTATTAATTTTCTGTTGTATCTTTGTAACGTAAAATTTAATCAATCACACTTTAAAAAAGG